TCGAAGGGGGCTGGTATCCAATATGTAAACGTCCTATTTTGGTTTATCCAATATTGTACGGTAGGACCCGCACAGAGGGATGCCATTTTACGCCAGACCCAAGGCGAAACGAGCGCTTTACACGTAGCGCTCAGACGTTTTCGCAATCATGGTGGAATGGTCGATCGTGATCTCCTTACTCAAATGAATAATGCAGTGCTTGGACAGAATACCCTTCATCTGTTCTCTGCGTTTCTCGTAGTGTTCTCGACCATAAAATGCCCATTCCCGAAGAGCGCCATCAACATTGACGGCAGCAGCTTCCTCAGGAGAAAGGGATTTAGAATGTAAGACACTAAGCAAAGATTTCCAAATTGAGGCTTCATGCAATTTTCCCACACGAAATGGAAGTCCATGGACTACGGCTGAATACCGCTGCAAAAAGACCAAGTCCTTTAGAGGGACAAAAGGCTTAGCTGCAGCATCTTTGATTCCAGGAGTAATCTTTAGCCCATACGTGGCAAGATACTTTTGCAAGGTGATAAAGTTGAAATTGCGTCTCCAAAAAGAAACAGTGTTAATAAAATCATCACCGTAATTAGCATGAGAAACATAAGTACGAAAATCACCGACCTTAGAATTGGGATAAATTGAGTAGAAAGCACATCTATTCATCAGGCTATTATCCAAGCTATTGACGTTCACTGTGGCTGGAATACCAGAAGGTGTGGACCCGTCAAGAGCATACACGTATCCATTGTAGCTAACAAGCGGACGCAAGACACATGCAGGAATGAATTGCATAACTACAAGATCTTCAGCAGTATAACTGCCCAAAGATGCAATCTCAATCATAATCCGATAAGAAGCTCCACTTATATCAGGAGATTTTCTCAGATCATATTTACTGTGATCGCCATCGAAGGCGCGCTGAAAACGCTCGAGGTGTTGCATGAGCTCCTCCCAATCGGGGGAGAGACAATTAATACCTACGGCGCACTCACTTGCAGAGGTGCACATCTGTAGCACT